GAGTCTGAATGTATTATGTAGCCGTTTTGTTTTTTCATTTTTTTGTGTTTTTTCATTGGTTGCTTTGGCTTAAAATCTCAATTTGCCGCCCTAGGAGCATGATACCGAAATCTGTTTCGGCATCATCCCAATGGCTCCATTGGTCAGGAATAGGGCAAGAAAAAGCCGGGGCTCAGGCCCCGGCTGTGATGATTACGGGCGGCAAATCATGCCAGATCCAACCTGACCAATTGAAACGCGCAGCTTCAGGTCGCGGCTGTAGGCGTGATAGTCTGCCCCTTTTTCGCGTCCGTTTGAATCCCTTGCCCACCAGGGCGTTTTCTTCGTTTTGTCTTTAGTCTTCATTTCTATTCCATTTGTCTCTCGCGTTCTAAGCCTCTCAAACCTTTTCCCGCTATGGAATGTTTCCCATGCAAGAAAAAGCCGGGAGAAGCGAAATGTGGGCCTATTCAGGTTTGTAGGGAATCACCGTCAATTCCACGCAATCGGCTGCCAAGCCGAATTCAGGAAAGCCGTGAAAGTAGCTTTCATCCCCAGGTGAGTAGATGCCGGGATTCTCCTTTTCCCATTGTTCAACCTGGAGCCGCTCATGGGCATCCAAGCCAGATTCATCCCCGTTGACAAGGGCGCTTAGCGCCCAGCAAGGGAAATCTACAATGTATTGATTTTCGGTATCGGGTTTCATTTTCTTGGTTCCTTTCATTGAAAAAGCCTGGGCAATCGCCCGGGCTCAGTTTTTGATTTGTGGTTCAAAGAACGAATTCGCGCAAATGATGTCCGGGATAGTAAATCATTGCGTCACCTCCGCTTCCGGCCCCGCGTATGCGGACGGGATGCGTTCCCCGGTGTGGTCGCACAGCAGGTTGCCGTCCTCCCAGTTGATTTGACAGCCGATCACTCGCCAGCCGTCCCGTCCCCCGGCCTTGATGGAGTCGAGGACGCATCGCAGTTCCTCACGCACGGCCTTAAAGGATAGGGCAGCACCGTCCTCGGTGATGAAGTGCATCGGGTAGCCTCCCGGCCATGCGTATTCCCCGGCTCGCAGTGTCGCCTTGAGTTCGGCGCACGTGTTGATGATTCGATGCGTCCACTTGTAGTTGGGGCGCACGGGTTGTTTCAGGTGCCACTTGTCGGCACGGGTGTCGTATAGGCAACCGTCACACTCGGCGACGATCAGATGCTTGGGCAGTTTCATACTGGTTGGTCCTTTCTCCATTCGGCGTGATCCAAGGCTTCGCGCAGGTTGGCCCCGGCTTTGATGTCCTCGGCGGCGATCAGTCGCGCCTTGGCGGTGTTCTCAAAGTCCAAGGCCAGCGCGGTGTTGCCGTTGGCCCGGTGCAGGTCTGCCATGCGTTGGTGCATGGCGGCAGCAGCCCGGCAGCGGGATTCGTAGAAGTGGGATTCCTGGGTTCGGTTCTTCATCTTCATTCCTTTCGTCTTAGTAACCCAGCCAGTCGCGGACGGCGCGAGTATTCGCGTCGACCCATTCCAGCCGGAATACGGTTTTCTTGGTTGCGGGTGAATACATTTCGACCCAAACGGCGATGCGACTGCCAACAATGGCGGCAGCATGACCATGGCCCTCAATGTAGCGGAGGAGATAGTCAATGGTTGCTCTCATCGACATCAATATGAGCTGACCGGCCAACCAATAGCGAGAAAAAAAAATACACATTTCTTGCCATCGCCTGACCAGATATTGTCATCCCCAGGCCCTTCCCAACGGCTTGAAGACGCCAATGACATAACCGGCTCAAAAACGCCGGAGAACCAAAGCCAGGGCCAAAGGAGACCAGCCTGTCAAACCAGCCGGAGAAGAGATCCGGGACCAGGATGGCGGCAGGTAAGAGAATAGGACGATTGGACGGGAGAAGGCAGAAGCAAAGGGAGGCGGTTGGACATGGAATGTCTAAGCGTGTCGGACTAGACACCGCACATCCTCCCGGCCAGGGATGGAAGTTAGGCGCGCCTAACATTGTTAAAGAGGGCTAACTGTAGAGCCAACTAATAATGTGCGAACAACGTTGCAACCATAGGGGTTTACGCAAGCGACATTGCATACCCCGGCCCCTCCGGCCTGTTGTTGGCCCCCTACCCCCCCTTTTACTCTCGATCCACCGTTGATACCAGAGGGGCGGCCAGGGGGCTCAGCCTCCCGCGAGCTTACCTCCTTACGCAATCGCATTGTGTGTATCCCCTCTCCACAGCCTCCCTCCCTTCTTCCGTAATCATCTCTGTCAATCCAGCCCTCTCTTCTGCCTTGGGGTTTTACTCTGGGTTTCGATCTGGGGTTGTCTCGGGGAGAGCAGTCGCTCCGCGAGGGAGGCGTTGTGACTCTGGGTTGAAAAATATCCTAGGGCTCCCCTTGACGGCTATTCCCTTTTGTAATACACCCATTGATCAAACCCATTATGAAAATTGAAACAGAGAACAGCGATGGCTACTACTACCTGAAGCCTGACGACTTGATTCAGGAAGGGGACGAGTGGACGGACAGTCTGAAAAAAGGAGCAGCAGAGAGGTTTGGTTGGGCTGAGTGGGACAGGTGCGTTGGCAGCGTGGGAGGGGCGTTGAACGAGTCCCACCTCTGGGGAGATAAGCCGGGTTCCCAAGCGTCGCCCCGGGGTCTGCGAGTGAGGAGAAAGTTGTCATGAGCAAGCGAGAGGAAGACCCGGAGTTGAGGGCCATGCGTCGGATGGCGATGGCGATGGCGGAGTTGGACCCTGATGTGGAGCAGGCTGGGAGGGTCTGTGACTGGTTTGAGTCGCGGTATCGGCCTGATGCGCCGGGGTTGGAGGTTGGTGACATGACCTGGACGGAAACCCGTTGATCTTATGAGTGAAGAGACTACACCCGGCAAGGCGCCTACTCCTGCGGAGTTGCGAGAGAGGAAGCGGAATGGTTTTGGGGCTCGTTCTGGGGCACAGGTTCGCCAGGAGCGTGAGGAGGAGGCATTGGCGAAGTTGGAGGAGTTGGAGGTTGGTGACGGGACGGGGCAGACCTTCAAGGATGTTTGCAAGATCATGCGCTATCATCCGATGATGGAGGTGATTCGATTGCTGAAGGCGAACAACAAGAAGGGGGGGATTAGTCAGACCAAGCGATTGGATGCCAATCTAAAGCTGATGGATTTCCTTGTTCCGAAGTTGAAGAGTGTGGATGGGGATGCTGGCAAGGACCAGGGTTTCACGATGAAGATCAACGATGAGGAGGTCAAGTGACCACGGACGACAAGGTCAGGAAGTTGACGGACTCCATCAGCGAGCTTGCGCTCGCCATTGACGCGGTCTTGATTGGGGCTGATCCATTGGTGAGCAGGCACATTGAGGAGTCGATGAAGATGCTTCGCAGCGTGGATTTGGTGACATTTCGGCAGGAGGCCCGGGATGAGTTGTGTGAGGAGATATGTCCGAAGGGGCGGTATTTCTGCACTCAGAAGTTTGGGCACCAGGGCGACCATGTGGCCTGTGACGAGAAGGGGAAAGTGATAGTGACCTGGAGCAATGCCTGAGTTTACGCTGCCATACAACTGGAAGCCGAGGGAGTATCAGAAGCCCTTGTGGAACTACTTCATGCAGAAGGGGACTGCGAAGCGGGCCTCGATCTTCTGGCATCGCCGTGCGGGGAAGGACCTGTTCGCCATGAACCTGATTGCGGTCATGGCTCAGAAGCGGGTTGGGGCCTACTGGCACATCTTCCCGCAGGGCAAGCAGGGGCGGAGAATTGCGTGGAATGGGAGGACGAAGGGGATAGTTGACCACGACACGGGCAAGATCCTGGAGCAGGGGCGGGCATTCCAGAGTTACCTGGGTGGGCCGATAGATCCGAAGACGAAGCGACCCATTCTCCAGAAGAAGTATAACGACCAGGAGATGACCTACACCTTCAAGAACGAGTCGATGTATCAGGTTCTGGGGGCGGATTCGGATTCCCTGGTCGGCGGCAATCCCGTTGGGATTGTCTTCTCTGAGTGGGCTTTGATGCCGGAGAAGACATGGCACTACCTGTCACCCATCTTGGCAGAGAATGGCGGATGGGCATTGTTCATTACGACGCCTCGCGGCAAGAACCATGCCTACCGGACGCACGAGATGGCCCGGGAGTCGGACAACTGGTTCTGTCAGACCTTGGTCGCTGGGGATGATGGGACGAAAGATGAGTTTGGCAAGCCAGTGATTCCAGACAGCTTCATTGAGCGCGAGCGGGCTGCGGGGATGGAGGAGGAGTTGGTCCGGTCGGAATACTACTGCGACACTGAGGCTCCGGTGACTGGGGCTTACTATGGTCGCCAGATGATGGAAGCCTTTGATCAGGGTCGTATCACCGATGTGCCCTGGCAGCCCAATTCCCCGACCTATACTGCCTGGGACTTGGGTGCGAACGATGCGACTGCGATCTGGTTCTTTCAGCGGGTTCAGGGCGGCATTAACGTTATCGACTACATCGAGGACAAGGATCTACCTTTGGCGCACTACATCAAGTTGGTGAGGGAGCGACCTTACACCTATGAGGCGCACTATGCTCCGCACGACATTGAGAAGCGGGAGATTACGACTGCCGAGCAGAGAATAGTTACAGCGATGAAGTTGGGCATAAGGTTCACTCCAGTTCCCTTTTTGTCTGTTCGGGAGCGGATTGACGCGGCCCGCAACCTGATCCCGGTCTGCCGCTTTGACTCGACCAAGTGTGGGATGGGGATTGAGTCGTTGCGGAGCTACACGAAGAAGTGGGATGCGACCAACGAGAGTTATCTGAATGTGCCGAAGCATGACTGGGCGTCCAATGGGGCTGACGCCTTTGGATATTTTGCCTTGGCGGCTGGCCCGGAGCCATCCTCTGCGGGTCGTCCGCAGTTCAAGGGGCCTGCAATCGTTGATTCATTTGATTACCTATGAGCATTGAAACACTGACACCATCCGAGATCCGTGACCTAGCCAACAATCGAGCCAAGCAAATGGACCGCATCTTCAACTTCAACCCGAAGAACAATACCCTGGTCATCGATGCGGCCTACCCCTACGAGATCGACCTTGATCGCGTCAAGCATCCGATGAGCCTGGTTCGCTGGGTGGCGCACCTTTCCGAGAAGACATGGATGGACACCGGGCTCATCAATGAGTTCATTCTGAGGGTCTGCGCGATCAAGGGCTGGGACCCATACGGGCTGTGACTGGAGCCATAGCCAAAGCCATTTCCTTGTGGCCTTCCGAGGCAGATTTTCGGAAGGATCTTCAGGGGTGGATCAATATGGGCTGCAATTTTCGGGTTTCGGATGATTACTTCGTGGTTGCGAAGGACGTTGATGGGGAAGCGTGGTTCGTCTACATTGCTGTTGGGAATCTTAGGGAACTGCTCTCGTTGCTGCCCTATCCCCTCCCCTACATTGGGTGGGGGAGGGAGTTGGGCGGTAAGGCTCCCAAGTATTATTCATTGGAGAAAGTCCTTGCCAAGGCGGGCCTTTCGCCCGCAGATATTTGGAAATGACATCGTCAGCCCCGAAGCCTCCCGCCCCGCCGCCGTCTCCTGCCCCGGAGGGTGCGGCATCGACTGTGCGTTCCCGTGATGCACAGCGCAGACGTTCCGGTCGTCGTTCCACTATCCTTGGCGGGGTTCAGCCCGATGCCGGGACGGAGCAGACATTCCTCAAAACCCTCCTTGGTGGCTAATGCAAGACCCCGTAGCCAAGCAAGCCCTTTCCCGCCTTGATGAACTCAAGGCTTGCCGGAACACCATAGACACGGAGTTCCAGGCGATTACCCAGTATGTGCGCCCGGAGGGCGCGGACTTCACGGGCAAGAAGACCGAGCATGGCCGGTCTGACAAGATTTGGGATTCCACCGCCCGGGATGCGGTTGTCACCTTTGCTGGCGGCATTGAGTCCAACCTCACCAATCCGGTCGAGCGTTGGTTTGCCATTCGGCTGGAAGGCATTGACGACGAGCAACTGGACCGCGATGCTTTGCTCTGGTTGGACCAGGTAACCGATCTAGTCTACTCACAATTCAACCGCCCCGAGGGCGGATTTTACACAGCGATCGGAGAAGCCTATACCGACTTGGGCAGTTTCGGGACCGACGTTGTCGGCTCCGAGTGGGACGGGATGGGCGTCAAGTATCAGTCCTATCCTCTGGGGCAATGCTGGCTGGACGAGGGCCACGACCACATGGTGGACACCAACTTCCGGTTGGTGGAGATGACCCGGAGGCAGATAGAGCAACGTTTCAGCAGGAACGGCGACATCCCCGCGCCGATTGCCAATGAGCAGGACTCGACCAAGCGGTTTGACATCCTGCACGCAGTATTTCCCCGATCCGACGCTACGGGCAGTCGGGCTAAGAACAAACCCTACGCATCGTTGTGGATCTCATGTGACACGAAGTCCACAATCCTTGAATCCGGCTTCAACAGCTTTCCATACGCGGTTTCGCGTTGGGCAAAGCGGGCGGGG